CTGATCTGCATCGGATCCCTGATCTGTAATGCGTTCTGAAGATCTATTGCAGACATCTCAGCCCTCCGTATGTGATCCGATAAAACAGATGCTCACTTTGACATCACGCCAGTACGTGACGCCATTCTGTGTGTATCTATGCCTGAGTCCGACGACCGAATCGCGGACTATCTGTTCCTCACAGACCTCCCCGTCGAGGCCGTCGAATACAAGCGAGCATGTCCCGCTCATTGCGACCAGGACGTCGACCATGGACTGCGGGAGAGCGTCCCATTCGAGCGTCATGTCGGAGTATTTCCAGCCCACCCTGTCGCGGATCCGCTTCCCTGTGCAGGTCGTATAGTCCCCTTTGTAGACATCCTCTTGCGCGGGCGCAAAATTCAAAGGTCTGTAGATCTGTTCTCCGTTTATGATTATGTAATCAAGTTCAGTTCTCATCATTTCAGACCATGCCTCTTTCCGCGGTCATACGACTGCACTATGATCTTGTCCATCTGCGGTCCTCCAGGATAGGCATACAGCGTGATGTATGTATCTCCGCCTCTGCCTGTATTTCCCGCTGCCAGGATCGTTCCGAGCCCGTTCACGATGGAGTCCGCCATCGCATCCAGCCCTTCTGTGAGCGTCTCTGACAGTGTACCGCTGCCGCCTGCTGCCTCTCTGATATCCCTGAGAAGCGCTTCTTTACCATAAAGAACTTCCTGCCCGGCTTCTCCCGCTCCGAACAGCGTCGCTTTTTCAAACACATACGGCTGGTTCATGGCCTTTGCATACCATTCCACTGAAAAGTGCGGGAGTGATCCTTTTCCTCCGATTCCGAAGGGAGCTTCTCCACCTGAGACGCTTATGTGCGGGAGCTGCAGATTTGAGAATATCTTCCCGATGTTCAGAGGGAAGAACCCCTTGATCTTCTCCAGGATCCCGCTGATCGTCGACTTCGCCGTCTCGATCGGTTCCGTCATCGCTGTCCGTATGCTGTTGAATGTGCTCTTGACGCTGGAAATGACGGAGCTGATTCCCTGGATCACGCTCTTGATCGTCCCCACCGTCTTCTTGATCAGCGCGGAAGCTGCCGGCCATACGACCTTGATCACAGCGCCGATCGCGTTCATGACTGTGCCCATGTGGGCCTGTATGAAACTCCACACAGGTACCACGACTGCCTGGATAATATCCATTACACCCTGTATGATGCCCTGGATGTCCGGCCAGATATCCTGCACGAGCTGCTGGATCTGCGGCATCACAGTCCCGAATATATTTCCGATGGATGTCACTCCCTCCAATGCGGACGCCTTAATATTCTCGATCACCGGCGTTACGACAGCCACGACCTGTTCGACCACCGGCGCGATGTAAGTGTCATAGAAGATCTTCGCGTTCGCCATGAACTCACTGATCGCTTCGCCTGTGGTCTGTATCGCAGGGATCACGACGTTCGTCAGGACGTCTGATGCGATGCTCGCTATCGGCGCGAACGCATCTGCCGCGACCACCTTAAGATTCTTCCAGGCGACTCCCATCTTCTCCGATACTGTGAGAGTGTCATTATAGACGCTGTCAAGCGCTCCGGAGCTGTCTTCGATCGCATTGTACATGTCCTCAAAGGACAGCTGTCCTTTCTGCGCAGCATCAAACATGGTGATCCCTGCTTTTGCGCCGAACAGCTCGATTGCGTCCGCGCTCGTCAGTGATCCATCTTTGACACCCTGGACAAAGTCGGCGAATCCGTCTTTCGCGCTCTTCCCTTCTTTTGCCCAGTTCTGGACGCCTTTCTTCATGCCGGCAAGGATCCCGCTTGTATCCGCGCCTGTCTTGTCGAAGTTCGCCAGCATGGCGATCGCCTCGTCAGTCGTGAATCCGAGTTCCTTGAAGCTCGCCGCATTCTGGTTGACAGATGTCGCCAGCCTGCTGACATCAATGCCGGCCTGCTGCCCTGCTACAGTCAGCTTATCAAGCATGCTCGCATAGTCCTCTGCAGGAATGCCCGCATTGTTCATCAGCTTTGTGACGTCCTGAATCGCCTTTGTAGCGTCCTGTCCTGTTACCTTGGCATATTTCATCGCCGACTCAGAAGCGGCCTCTAATTCGTCTCCATTGAGTCCCAGGCGCGTATTCAGCTCGCCCACTGCGGAGCCGATCGCATCGAAATCTCCGACCACCGACTTCGCCACGTCCTTGTAGACGCCTTTGAGTGCTTCGGCCTGCTCTCCGGTCGCGCCGGTTGCGATGATCAGGTTGTTCGTTCCTGCCTCGACTTCCTTGAATGCGTCCGATGCGAATTTTCCCACACCGACCAGCGCGGCGCCGATCGCCGCAGGAGCCGCGAATTTGGCAAGCATCCCGCCCAGTTTCGAATTGAACAGACCGCCCGCCTTCGTTCCTGCCTCGCTTACTTTTTCACTAATAGGATTAACGACGGAATTGATCACTTCGTTGGATGTTCCGTCGGACTTAGGTATGATCGTCACATAACCGCGTGCGACTTCTATTCCGCCATTTGCCATTTGATTCACCCCTTACTTGTCCACCAATCCCAGAATTGACTTATCGGAATGGCGCCTTTGCCGATATGCTTGTTCTTCTTCGGCCTCGGATATTCTTTTGCCTTGCGTCCCTTCTTCGTGTTCGCTGCGACGAATGCATCGAACAGGTCCGCCAGGATCTTATTCGTCTTAAGTGTCGTGAACCATTCCCTCGACTCGCTCTTAGGATCCATCTCGAACCGCAGCGCCGAGTCTTCCGGAAGATAGTTAATAAACGATAAGAGGGCAACCATACCGGCTGCCCCCATTTCCATATATTCTGACAATGTCCGCCCTGTCCGCGTCATCAGATCATATTCCAGCGCGCGTCCATGATCATTGATCGTCTGGACAAGGCTCAGGATTCCCCCACCGTCGCACCCGATTCTGCGCTTGCTTCAGACCATGCAACGATGATCTCCTTCAGCATGCTGATCGGCAGATCATCCGCCCTTTCGCCCATGTACTTGCGCAGGATCTTGATCTGCAGCCTGAGTGCATCGCCGTCCGTGTCTGCCTTGTTCATCTCTTCGATGAGGCCGATCGGCATATACGGTGCGAGCGGGATCCCGTAAATCTCTGTCTCGCCTTCCAGCTTGAACTCGAAGTATTCTATTTTGGACTTTCCAAATGTGATCATGCGGCCACCACTCCATCGTCTGTCATGATGTAGATGCTGTTCCCATTCTGATCAGGATAGCAGGAAAGAGTCACATCCCATCCGATCGCCGCGTTCGATGCAAATACTACATCGCCGACAGCTGTGATCTGGCCGTCCGGTACCGCGATCACGATCCTGGCGTCTCCGTCCTTCATCAGGAAGATCCACGCCTGCTCTTCGGGAAGGTACGCGCCGAGCGCCGCCATGGTCTGTGCGCCGTGGTCTGTGCCAGCCGTGACAGAGGTCACATGGTCCTTACCGAATGCAATGGACAAGGCCCCCTTGTTGGTCGAGATCATCGTCCAGTGCAGTGTGCCGTCATAGGATTCGAGCAGCTTACGCACGGTCGCTCCTGACCAGTCCTTGACGTCAGTGGTGCTCATGGATGGGGACAGCGTGAGGCCGTCTTCAGACACATATTCATCGCCTTCAAATGCAGAATTGATAGTGACCCCTGCCTTCTTGATGTCTGCAAGTGTGGGGATCGCCGTCCCGAGCGGTGCATGCTTGATTGCTCCTGTAACTTTCTGATCGGGTGCGCCAACGCGCACATCAGTATTTTTAGGCATTTAATTTACCTCCTGAGTTCTGATTGTGATCTGCGCCTTAAGTGTGGCGCGTCCGATGTTCGGGTGTCTTGGGTCAGGATTGTGATACGGCAGTGTAACAACCTCGGAAGAATAGCATGTAGTCCCGACCGTTCCACCTGCGAGATCTCGGACCCATCCAGTCAAGGCCGATGCGGTTTCCATAGCATCAGCCTGCGTCCTGGCATAGACATCAAAGTCCACTGTATTGCTGTCCATGATCCTGTCGTATGTGTATCCGCCGGTCCGTGTCACATGGATGTGCGGCAGTGTATGCTTAAGCGATGCCGGTATCACATGCGCGGATGCGCTGTATTCGTCTGCTGTGAGCAGATCATATAAAGCTGTCTCAATATCTGCGCTCTGTCTCATTGATGTACCGCCTTGCTTAATACCTTGTCCGTCGCCTCCAGGATCGATCCTTCAGCGTCACCTGACACAAATCCTGCTACTGTGTATTGGTTGTTCGTCGCCTGTTTGTATTCGAAATGCTCTCCGGCCTCGGCCGCGATCCGCTGGCCTGTCTCGTCGACCAGCTGCTTCATTCCTGCGGATTTGAATATCTCCGCCCACCCGGCGCTGTTGTGCTCGATTACTATCCTTGCTCCCATCAGCCTTCCCACCTTGTCAATGTGCAGCGCGTGGACGATGCGCGGCCCGTCGGAGACTCTGTGTGGAAGACTTCTCCGCTCACTTCGTAGATGTTTCCTTCAAAAGCTACGCGGTCGCCTTCCTGGATGTCTGCGTCGTAACCGGCCCGCAATGTCCTCGCGTCATTGATGTTGTGCAGGCGCCCCGCGAAATCCTGCGTCGGCGCTCTTGCCGTTACCTGCACATTATCGACAGTAAACTGTATCGCATTGTCCCAGTCGCGATACTGCCCTCCGTTCTTTGTCTCGATCGGAGCGCGGATCACGATGATGGAATCTCTGAAAAAACTAAGCCCCATGACTGCTCACCACCTTGTAAGCTTCAAGTGCTGATTTCTGCTGCCCGGTAAGTCCTGCCGCGATACTGGATGCGCTCTGGGCATAACTGATGCTCACCCCGTCAGCGCTTTCCGATGTAACGCCTGCAGATACTGACAGGACGCCCGCTGCAATAGCGCATACAGCTTCTGACAGATCCGGAACCGCGTTGGCTTCATATCCCGCCTTGTATATGACCTCTACGCCGTCCCATTTGTCGCTCCACCTGTGCGGCCAGGCTCTTTTGATGAGCCCATCACGCCGCCACTCATAGCCATCCTGTGACAGCTCTACGCCATTCTCCGTGATCTTCACGATCTCGCTGACATATGCCGCCGGAAGCTTTGCCACAATAGCGCCGCCTTCCGGATATGCAGTGCATCTCACTGACGGGCAGACATGCCATCCGCAGTAATTGCGGATCGCCTGTGATGCCGCCTCTATTGCGGCTCCGGCTCGTGGATTGCTGATATACGCATTCCCTGTTTTTTCGTGGAAATCGACCTCTGAAATGATCGGCCAGAGTTCTTCCACGTCATATCCCCATGGAGTTCTCATTTGTCTTTTGGCGCGCGGCGGGATTTATTGGCGGGTACGGGTCTTTTCTTCTCGTTGTCCTTCGGTTTCTGGTCGACCGGGACTGCTCCGGGATATCTCCCGATGTCTTCGTCCGCGATCTGCCATGTGGATCCGCGCCAACGATATTCTCTAAGTGCCATCGCGATTCCTTTCTAAAAAATCAGGGAGAGCCTAAGCCCTCCCCTTGATCATGCCGTTCTCATGCTGCAGTGCTGGTGCTCTGACCTGTAATCTTGACGAACGCTGCAGGACGCCTGACTGCGAGTGCGAGTCTCTCCTCGATACGGACGCAGACGAGGTTCTTGATGAAGTCGTCCTCATTCTGGTACGCGATATCGACGGAAACGCCGCCATCCTTACGGATGATGGATGCGCCGAGCTTGAATGCGCCAACATAGCAGGTTCCGACCGGTACCGCTGCCGTGACGACAGTGCGCAGGCCCCAGATCGGAGGCTGCTCGATAATGCCGCCCTGTCCGTATGCTCCGGTCATGAATCCGCCGCCATAATACTGGCCGTTGTTGTCCTTGCGGAGACGGATGTTCTGATAATCTGTCGGATTGATCACGATCGCATCCGCCGCGAATCCGCTGTTGTTCTGTACGGTCATCATCGCCTTGAAGATCCCGTCCGGAGTCAGGAGCGATGCGGTGCCGAGGCCGGAAGTCCCGGACAGCGTGGTGAGGAGATCATTCTCAACAACCAGTTCGTGCTGGTACATGCCGCGTCCATTGATCGCGTCTGCGAGCCAGGGTGCATCCGCCACGAGTTCATCCGTCTCCTTCATGTAAGACGCGATCTTGCGCAGCGCGACCGTCTTGGCCTCAGGATCGCCGAAAGACATCATCGGTTTCTGGGATCCTTCAGTCGTGAACGCCGGGCCGCCTTCCACAGTGGAAGACTCCACGAAATATGTCAGCGCGTTTCCGCTGATCCTCTCAGCGCCGAACAGGTCCGCGATAAGCAGAGGCCTGCGGTATCCTTCCACGATCCTTGTGTCGACATCCGTCAGCGCCGGAGAAATGCCGGAAGGAATGTCCATAACCGCTGCCGCCTTGATCCCGGGGACAAAGAGATGGAAGCTCTGGTCCTTGATATCTCCCTTTGCCTCCGCCATCTTCGCCGCGACCTTCGCGCCGAGTGTCTTGTATACGGGCTTCTTGCCTTCCTGATCTGCGGCCTTCTCCTCGGGCTTCGCAGAATTGAGGCCCCTCATGAGCTCTTCTGCAGCCTCTGCGGCTTTGAGCTGCTCCTGTACAGCCTTCACTGCGTCGATCGCCTTCTGGAGATCGTCTGCGGACTTCTCGCCCTTCTCTACTGCGGTCTTAACTTCTGCCATTTCGGCCATTGCCTTTTTAAGTCTTT